TTGAGGGGGTAACACTTTAAATGGCAAGACTAAGATTCGGAGATCAATCAGTCCCTAGAGTCACTCGTGTAGCAACAGGTGGTGGCGGTGGAACGATTGGAGGAATGTCAGACGTAGATTTGACAGACACATCACAAGGAGGACTAGCAGAAGGTTCAGTTCTTGTATATGACTCAGCAGCAACAAGATTTGTTGCAACAAATGTATTAAATAACATCACAGTTAATGGGGGTAGCTTCTAATGGCATCCAATATTCTAATTAAAAGGAGTACTGGTTCAACCGCACCTGGTAGTATTACGTTTGGTGAACTCGCCATTACGACAGGAGCAAACGGAACTCAGGCAAACGCAGGAGACAGACTATTTGTTGGAGATAACAATGGTGCTGCACAGATAGTAGGTGGTAGATACTTTATGGACATGTTGGATCATGTTCATGGAACACTTACAGCAAGTTCTGCTGCTATAGTAGACAGTAATTCAAAAATTGATCAGTGGTTAGTAGACGACATCTCCCTCGATGCAAACGTCATTACAACTTCTACTACTGATTCTGACCTTATCTTCCGTGCAAATGGCACAGGTAAAATAGTAATTGAAGATGATCAGGAACTAGAGTTTGGAACTACAGGAGATCTAGAACTCTCATTCAATGATTCAGATGCAGTTTTAGACATCAAGCGTGTAGCAGGAACCCCTGACTTGCGTATCGCTGATGATATGAAACTAATCTTTGGAACTAACAAAGATGCTTCTATTGTATATGATGAGACAACAAGTGACAAACTAAAAATTGATGGTGCAGACATCGAAGTTGGAACTACATCAACTAGTAAAGTAAACTTTGCAAATACTACAGATGCTTCTAATGTTGGTGACGCGAGTGTTACCTTTGCAGGAGGTATCGGTGTTGCTGCTACTGCATGGATCAAAGACTTAAGAGTTGATGATAATACAACTCTTGGAACAGCAGCTGGAGATTCTCTAACAGTTAATGCAACAACTACTTTCCAGAATAATGTAACATTCAATGGTCAAACAAATATCTCTGGTAGCACACAGCAGACTGGTGATATTCAAATTGATAACCTTAAATTAGATGGTAACGCAATCACAACAATCAACTCTGTTACAGAATTGATACTTGACCCAGATCCTACAACGGATGCGGGTGGTCTTGTTATCATCAAAGGTGACTTACAGATTGATGGAACTACAACTACAGTGAACTCTGCTTCAATGTCAGTTAACGATCCTACAATCGAATTAGGAGACCCTACAACTCCTGTTACACTGACTGCATCTGCAGCTGGTGGACAAAACCAAGTTGTTGTAGATGCTGTAGATCAACTACAAGTTGGTGATACAGTTACATCTTCGGTGACTGGTATTCCTGGCGGCACAACTATTTCTGCTATTAACACAGGAACAAAAACACTTACTTTAAGTAATAATCTTTCACAAACAATGGCAGATGATTCTGTTCTTGTTACTGTAAGTGGTGCTGACGATCAATTAGATCGTGGTGTTAAGGTTCATTACAACTCTGGTGGAACTAATCAATTTGGTTTCTTCGGTTATGATCGCACAGGTGGTTCTGACGGAGCTGGTGCATGGACATTCATTGAAAATGCAACTGATACTAACACCGTATTCGGTGTCACAGGAAACCGAGGTACAGTTGTACTAGGTGATTTAGAATTAGATACTGATCTTGAGGTTCAGTATGGTGGAACTGGAAATGCAACATTTACCGAAAAAGGTATAATTTATGGTAATGCCACAGGTGCTCTACAGGTAACTGCTGCAGCAAACATGGCAGCACCTGGTACAGGTGCTGATGTATCAACATCATTCCAAGTTCTTACAGTAACAGCAGCGGGTGTGCCTGTATGGACTGACACAATCGACGGTGGAACTTTTTAAAACATGAACGCACAAATTGTTATTTCTACATTACAAAAGAAAATTTCTGAATTGACACTGATAAATGTAATGATGGAGGCAAAAATCTCCGATTTACAAAGTCAGTTAAATAGTATGAATACTGAACAACAAACTGAGAATGCTTTAGATGGCAACGAGAATCAAGCTAAAGAGATCGACGACAGCAGCAGCAGTCCCGACAACTTCTAATCTAGTTGACGGTGAGATAGCTCTTAATATAGCGGATAAAAAATTATACGCTAGAAACGGATCCAATATAATTGAGGTAGCAAACCAGAAACCTAATACAGGTGAGGTGGTTACTACCATGCTTTCTACTGACATTACGAATGGTCAGGGAAATACTTTTTATGTTGCTTCGGTAGGTTCAGATAATAATTCTCTTGCTAATGGTGGTGATAATGGTAAACATCCAGATACACCATTTCTAACGATTACAAAGGCACTGGGGACTGCTACAGCAGGAGATACAATTATAGTTGCACCTGGCGAATATCAGGAAGCATTCCCAATGACAGTTCCTGATGGTGTTACATTACGTGGAACCAATTTAAGATCTACATCTGTAAAACCTACATCTGTTACGAACGATAATAACGCATTTATACTATCTGGAGACTGTCACGTTTCTGATTTAACAATTAAAGATTTTTTCTACAATAGTAGTGCTGATGAAGGATATGCATTTGTTGTAGTATCAAATATGGACTCTACACAGAGTCCTTATGTTGAGAGAGTTACAGTTAATACAAAAGGTAGTGTAGTATCAGGTTCAGACCCTTATGGATATGCACAGGGAGATGCAGGACGTGGTGCTAAGTTGGATGGTGCAAACGTCGCGAGTGCATCTTTACAATCATCTGTATTATTCAATGAGTGTACGTTCATTACACCTAACCAAGTTGGTGTAAAGGTTACTAATGGTATGCGTGTAGAGTGGTTGAATTGCTTCAACTATTTTGCATCTATTGGTATTCAAGGTGTTCAAGGTTCTACAGGTAAAGCTGGTGCGGGACAACTAAGATTAAAACTTGGTGGTGTAAGTGGAACCGTAAATCCAGCCGAGATATTATATCAATTAGAAGATAGTTTTCAGTCAGGAACTTATTCTAGAACTGGAGATATTGTTACAGTAACAAGGACAGGACACGGTTTATCTAACAGTGATTTCATTTATGCAGATCATATTAGTGGAGCTGGAGTTGATGCTTTTGAACCGATAACTGTTGTTGATGCCAATACTTTTACATATGATAATGGCAACAATGGTGGATCAGGAACTACTTCTGGTAATATTACTTACAAAAAAGCAGTTGCAAGAGTCATCATAGCAGCAAATGATGGAACTTACGTATACTCTGTAGGTGGAAACAAAGGAATAGGAGAATTTACAACAGTCAACAAACCAGCTAAGACATTAACAAGATTTGGTGACTCACAGTTAGACACAGCACAAAAGAAATTTGGAACAGCATCTATATTGTTAGATGGAACTGAGGATAATGTTAAGGTTCCTACATCTGATGACTTTGGATTTGGAACAGCAAACTGGTGTTTAGAAGCATTCATAAGACCTGGCAGTGTATCAGGCATACAAAGAATATTTGATCTTAGAGATGGTTCTGCTACAGATACTGCACCGACTGTATATCTTAATGGAACTGCATTACATTATGCAGTAGGAAATACATCACAGATCAATGGTGGAACTTTATCAACTAACACATGGTATCACGTTGCAGTAGCAAGAAATGGAGGAACCACAAAATTATTCTTAGATGGAACTGAGTTAGGGACATATACAGATTCTAATGACTATGGATCTACAACTCCTGTTGTTATCGGTTCTGATTATCAGGCATCTCCTACAGAAGCATTTAACGGACATGTTGATGAAGTAAGGATTAGTAAAGCATCTGCTCGTTTTACTGCAGGATTTACCCCTACAACCTCTGAATACTCAGCAGATAATAATACAGTTCTATTACTCCATGCGAATGGCACAGACGGTTCTACGACCTTTACAGACGGGTCTGGTGGAACATCTGATATAAGGACAGATGGTGGTGATTCTGCCACATCTGTTATTACTTCTGACTATTCTCAGTTTGGTGCTGAGATGCGTTCAGTCGCATCTGCATGTGTGTATGGACAGAAAGGTGTACAGGCAGATGGTTCTGGTGTAAAACTTATAATGACAGCACATAACTTTGGTTATGTTGGATCTGGTCAAGACTTTACAAATGACCCATCTCTCGCTGTTCAAAACAATGAAGTAGAAGAATTAAACGGTGGTAAAGTTTTATTCTCTTCAACAGACCAAGATGGTGACTTCCGTGTTGGTGATGCATT